CCTGTTTGGGTTTATGATAACGAGCCGAGGAATAAAGAGATTACAACAAGAATCTCCAACACCATCGACAGAGGTGACTCCGTTGTCATCTTCCCAAACAATGTAAAGGAAAAGGACATAAACGATATGGTTCTTGCTGGACATGATGTTCAGAGTATAGTAGAATCAAACATATATAAAGGACTAGAAGCAACTCTACAATTTACTACTTGGAAAAAAATATGAGCAACGGCATCAAAGTTAAAAAGAGGAATGGTAGAGGTATTGAACCTCTTGACTTAGAAAAGATCCATGTAATGGTTGAGGATGCAACAGAGGGTCTTGCAGGGGTCTCTGCTAGTCAAGTAGAAATACAATCTGGTATTCAATTCTATGACGGTATCACGACTGCTGAAATACAAGAGATCCTCATTAAGTCTGCTAGTGATCTTATTGATTTGGAAAATCCTAATTATCAATTTGTTGCTGCACGACTTCTATTATTTTCAATAAGAAAGAGTCTTTATGGTAGATCAAGAGATATTCCTACATTAGAAGATCATATTATTAAGTGTGTAAGTCAAGAGGTTTATGATGCTGGAATTTATGATAAGTATTCCAAAGAAGAGATTGAAAAAGCAGATGGATATATTGATCATGGTAGAGATTTTTTGTTTACATATGCTGGTCTTAGGCAGGTCGTAGATAAATATTTGGTACAAGACAGAAGCACTAACCAGGTATACGAAACTCCCCAGTTCATGTACATGATGATCGCATTGACGATCTTTGCAGAATACCCTAAACAAACGAGGATGAATTATGTCAGACGATACTACAACGCAGTCAGCAAGCACAAGCTCAACATTCCAACGCCCATCATGGCAGGAGTCAGGACACCCATTCGTCAATTTGCATCTTGTGTTCTGGTTGATATTGATGACACCCTCGATAGTATCTTTAGCAGTGATATGGCTATTGGCAAATACGTCGCACAACGTGCTGGTATCGGCATTAACGCAGGGAGAATCAGGGGCATCAACAGTAAAATCAGAGGTGGAGAAGTTCAGCACACAGGTGTTGTCCCCTTCCTTAAAAAGTTTGAATCAACTGTCAGATGTTGCACTCAAAACGGGATCAGAGGTGGGTCAGCGACTGTCCACTTTCCTATCTGGCATCAAGAAATACAAGACATCCTCGTCCTCAAAAACAACAAAGGAACAGAAGACAACCGAGTCAGAAAACTCGACTACAGCATCCAGTTAAGTGAACTATTTTACCAAAGGTTTATCGACAATAAGGAAATCACGTTATTTTCCCCTCATAGTTGTCCTGGGTTGTATGAGAGTTTTGGGACCGATAAGTTTGATGACTTATATTGCCGTTACGAATCTGACGAATCCATCCCCAGAACCACAGTTGGAGCACAAGAACTTATCCTCGACTTATTAAAGGAAAGATCAGAGACTGGAAGAATCTATATTATGAATATAGATCATTGTAATAGTCATTCTTCCTTTAAGGACAAGGTGGAGATGAGTAATCTTTGTCAAGAAATAACTTTACCTACAACTCCTATCAGTCATATAGATGATCACCTTGGTGAGATTGCTTTATGTATTCTTAGTGCGGTTAATGTAGGTAAGATCAGATCTGATGAGGAATTGGAGGAGTTATGTGATCTTGCTGTCAGAGGATTGGAAGAGTTAATAGACTATCAGGATTACCCTGTACTGGCAGCAGAACAGGCTACAAAGGCACGTAGAAGTCTTGGTGTAGGATTCATTGGTCTTGCACATTATCTTGCTAAATTGGGTTATGATTATGGATCTCAGGAAGCATGGGATGCAGTTCATGGATTATCGGAATCATTTCAATACTATCTTCTTAAAGCATCTAATGAAGTTGCTAAGGAGAAAGGGTGGTGTGAGAACTTCGGACGTACCAAATATAGCGATGGGATACTACCAATTGATACATATAAGAAAGACGTAGACGAAATTAGTAGTCAGAAATTGCAACATGATTGGGAATCTCTTAGAGCATCTATCTTGGAACACGGTCTCAGGCACTCAACATTGTCTGCACAAATGCCATCGGAGAGCAGTTCCGTTGTGTGCAATGCCACAAACGGAATTGAACCACCAAGAGATTATTTGTCCATTAAGAAATCAAAGAAAGGACCCCTTAAACAGATTGTTCCGTCTTATGGGTCTTTAAAGAATAACTACACCTTATTGTGGGATATGCCGAACAACAAGGGTTATATAAATATTGTCTCTGTGATGCAAAAATTCTTCGATCAAGCAATTTCTGGTAACTGGTCTTACAATCCAGAACACTATGAGAATGCAGAGGTTCCTGTCAGTGTAATGGCACAAGATTTCTTAACCACTTATAAGTATGGGTGGAAGACTTCTTACTATCAGAACACACATGATATGAAGACGGATGAAATAAATGTAGAAGAGCAAGATAAATTGGGTAGTTTAATTGACGAACTAAGTAACGCTACGGAGGAGGAGTGTGAGTCCTGTGCAATCTGATGTTAAAGGAATGACTGTCTTCAATACAGAAGATGTCGATACCAAAAAACAACCTATGTTCTTTGGTAAACCATTAGGTGTTCAAAGATATGATAACTTTAAATATCCTGCATTTGAGAACCTAACAAAATCTCAGTTGGGATATTTTTGGAGACCAGAAGAAGTTTCCTTACAGAAGGATCGTGGAGATTATCAAACTTTAAATTCAGTACAAAAACATATCTATACTTCTAATTTGAAGTATCAGATTATGCTTGATTCTGTTCAAGGTAGAGCACCTGGTATGGCATTCCTACCTTATTGTTCTCTACCTGAGTTAGAGTCTTGTATGGAAGTGTGGTCTTTTATGGAGATGATCCATAGTAGATCTTATACTTACATCATTAAGAATGTATATTCAGATCCGTCAGATGTATTTGATAAGATATTAAATGATGATAAGATATTAAGTCGTGCTGCTAGTGTCACTGAGTCTTATGATAATTTTATTAATGAAGCACAGCAGTGGGGTCAGAGTAGTTTGTGGAGAGATATGGATAAGTCTCTGGACACATCCTTACCTGTTCTAGAAATGAAAGAGGTGAAACGTAAACTCTATCGAGCAGTAGCCAATGTCAATATTTTGGAAGGTATCCGCTTTTATGTTTCTTTTGCTTGTAGTTTTGCTTTTGGTGAGCTTAAACTCATGGAAGGATCTGCGAAAATCATATCGCTTATTGCAAGAGATGAGAATCAGCATCTGGCACTAACTCAAAACATACTAAACAATTGGAGAAAAGGTGATGATCCTGAGATGGTTCAGATAATGAAAGAAGAAGAGGAGTGGACATATCAAATGTTTGATAAGTGTGTGAATGAAGAGAAGGCATGGGCAGAGTATTTGTTCAAAGATGGTTCAATGATTGGTTTAAATGATAAACTTCTTCAACAGTATGTGGAGTTTATTGCTAATAAGAGATTAAGAGGTATTGGATTAAAACCAGTCTATGATATACCACTTAGAAACAATCCACTTCCTTGGACAGAGCATTGGATTAGTTCTAAGGGTCTTCAAGTAGCACCACAAGAGACAGAAGTTGAATCTTACATTGTGGGGGGAATCAAACAAGATGTTAAAAAGGACACATTTAGTGGATTTAAATTGTAGTTTGTAGTTAAATAGAGGAAAGAAATGAGACTTGATCCACCTTTCCCTAAGTACCCTGAATACATGAACGGCAGACTTAAAAAAATCGACATGACAGCACGACTTAATCATATTAAGAATGGTCTTGCAAATAAGAGTTGGTATCCTGAATGGGATGCTCGTCAAAGAGGTGCTGCCCAACGCATTCTAAATAATGCATTGGATGTCCTTGACGAGTATGATTATTGAGAATTGGGTGAAGGAGGTTAAAACCAAATCTCCTTATATGAAAAAGATTAAGGTTGATGATTGCATTTGTCATGGTAAATTAGTAGATCATAATAAAGTTAAAGATAGAATTTTATCAGAAATCGAAAAAGATTATTGTACTGAAGTTAGTGGACAGTCAGATCCTCATGCGGTTTGTGATCATGTTTCTAAGTTGGACTGGACTAAGGGTCATGATTTAACTAGACCCTGGGTAAAAATTTTTTTTCCTAATTTTGATATAACAATTAAAAATTATATTAAGGATTTAGGATATGATATCTATGCAATAGATAAAATATGGTATCAACAATATGTAGAAGGAGATACTCATGGATGGCATACTCATGGTAAAACCTATACAGGAGTTTATTATCTAGAATTTCCTGAAAGATCTTCTCGAACAGAACTTTATTCTCCTTTTAATTTTAAAAAACATACTATTGAAGCTAAAGAAGGAGACTTAGTGATATTCCCTAGTCATTGGATTCATCGTGGTCCCTGTAATACATCAAAAAGAAAAACTATTATATCTTTTAATTTTGAAATAGATTTTGGAAATCCGACAATTGAATAAATAATGCATTGAATGCCTTTGATTAGTATGACTATTAAGTATGAGAATCCTTGGAGATATAATAAAAAAGTATTTGAATCAACTGATATAGGAGAATATTATGGGTTTGTGTATCGTATTGTAAATAATACTAACGGAAAACAATATATTGGACGTAAATACTTTTGGCAGTTTAGAACCCCGAAGGGTAAGAAACGCAAAGTAAAATCTGAATCTGATTGGAAAAAGTATTATGGGTCTTGTCCAGAACTTAAAGAAGAAATTGGGGAAGTGGGCAGAGAAAATTTTAGTCGAACTATCTTATCATTACATAATACAAAAGGCAAAACAAACTACGAAGAAACAAGACAACTATTTGTTAACAAAGTCCTTACCGAACAACTTGACGATGGGACACCTGCATACTACAATAGTAACATCCTATCCAGATACTTCCGAAAAGACTATTATGGAATTGAATACAACTGAGGATATCGTTGCATATGTAAGAGAATGGGCGATTGATAAGATAGAAGAATCAGAACTCTGTGGAGATAAGATTGCACTTTATGCAGAGTTTGGAGATTGGATTGATATGGAAGAGGAAGATGATTGTGAAATTATTTCATTAGAACCAGATACTTGACAAGGGTGTTATAATATTATCGGGGCATCGTTGAGGAATCCCACCACCCCCTCTTCGTGTAAGGCCCCAGCAATTATTAAGAAAGAAATGATTATAGTAACAGGCGGTGCAGGATTTATAGGTAGTAACTTTCTTCATTATTTACGTAAGGTAAGTGATGAAGAAGTTGTTGTATTAGATAACCTTACCTATGCTGCTACGGAAGAGTATATTCCATCTGAGCATAAGTTTATTTGGTGTGACATCACTAATGAAGATCATGTAAATTATATTTTTAGTAAGTACAGACCAACAAAAGTATTTCATTTCGCAGCAGAGAGTCATGTAGATAAGTCTATTTCAAATTCCAATCCATTTATTGCTACCAATATAAATGGAACGATAAATCTTCTGAATGCTAGTCTTCAAGTAGAGGTTGAGAAGTTTCATCACATTTCAACGGATGAAGTGTATGGTTCTCTGAACTATGATGACAAAGAACTCTTCAAAGAAACTACTCCATATGATCCTCGCAATCCTTACTCTGCAACCAAAGCAGCAGCAGAACATTTTGTAACTAGTTGGCACAATACTTATGGTCTTCCTTATCTTATCACTAGTTCTTCAAACAATTATGGTCCAGGACAGCATGAAGAGAAGTTAATTCCTAAGGTTGTTACAAATGCACTGAGAGATGAGATAACTTATATGCACGATGGTGGTGAACAAATAAGAGATTGGATACATGTAGATGATCATTGCTCTGCTATATGGACATTAGATCAACAGAAGGTATTAAATGATAAGTTTAATGTTGGTGGTGCATGTGAACTTCAAAATATTGAGGTAACCAGAAAAATTTTAGATATGATGGGCAAACCACATAGTTTGATTGGGGTATCTAATGATAGACCTGGTGTTGATAAGAGATATGGAACTGACTTTTCTAAACTTACAGAGAGAACTGGATGGGTTCCTCAGATACCATTCGATGCGGGTTTAGCAGGGACTGTAAGCTTCTATTTAAATAAATAATGTTAGTGATTAGAGATTTTTAGGATGAATCATCATGATAGTAGTACGATGTAGACAATGTAATAAGGAAATCAGCAGCTTAGAAAATCAAACCAGAAGTTGTGGATGTCCTAATATGATGACTGTTACAGGAGATATTTTAACAGCATCAGACCTATCTAAAACTATTGTAGTAAGCAGAACTCAGGAAGAAGAAAAAGATAAACTTACATCACAAGATTTACAATGGCAGGAACAAAGAAGAAAACGTAAAGTCCGTAAACTTGATTTTGAAATTAGATAAATAAAGTCTCTATACACTGGTAGAATTCTATTCATTTACATGGAAGATAAAATTCAATCAGAACTAAAAGCAGTTCAGAAAAAATTAGAAGACATTGAAAAGAAGCAAGAGATGTTGAATAAGATTCAGCAATTGGATCGTCAGCATCAAAAAATGATGGGGGAACGCCCATCTGGACACGTTCATGAAATGATGTAATAATATATAATTGTAACACTTGACACCATTGTTATAATAAAAGTACAATAGTTTTTAATATGACCGAAGAGAAAATTAAAAGTCTCTGTTATACTAAAGAAGAAGTTGATGCAATGATTGCCGAAGCCGTTGAAGAGGCACGGAGAATCGATGAAGCATCGATGGCAAAGCATAACCGAGAAGCAACTATCATTAGTATGATTCTTGGATTCACTGCACTTGCATTATTTGTTGATGGTCTTCTTAGGATATTAGGAATCATTCCTCCTTTTATGCATCTTGATGTAAACATCATCGAGAGAGTTTCTGATAGAGTTGAGATGGATGTTATGCATAAGATAAGACAAGTACCACTAGAAAGAATATTCAGAAGAGGTTAAAATGATTTTAGAAACATTCCTAATCCTTGCAGCACTACCCTTTGTAGGACTAACAATCTTCTTTGGAACAAAGAATGGTTATTATAATAGTGATGATTATACAGGTGATGGTTGTGCTCACGATGTAAAACGATGAACCCAGTAACCGATATAGTTTTTTCACTCACATGGATACTTCTTTTAGTATGGGCAGTTCGTTCTGTGCTTGCGGGATGGAGATCTAATGCTGTTAAGAATTACAATGCTAATACTTGGAATACTGAGGTAACTAAAAGAGTGCATCCTGAGATGCAGGATGTTGAACCTGGTGAGCAATTATTAGGTGTTACCTTTCAGCAAAAAACTGAATGTGACTTAGAAGAGTATAGAGATCTTCAAAATCGTATTGAAGAATTGAGGCAAGAGTTGGAAGATCCGTGGGAAGATGATGACGATGACGGTGGTGCGGTTGTAAGAAGATGAAAAAGATGCTAAACTTAATGGAGAACTAATTAACTCATGATTTTTCTATCAAAACCATCAGTATATAATCTACCTGGCACATGGGAGAAGCAACCAGATGCTATTATACCTCATCTCAATCTTACTCCTGATCAAGGATTTATTTTATTCTTTGGTTTAGTTGTTGTAGGTTTAGTTGCTTATGGACTTTACCTTACAGTAGGAGCAGGTAAGAAAGAGTTAAGAGATCCTATTGATGAACACGCAAAGATGCATGAACTAGGTATCGCACATGGACATGGTGGCAACAAAGAAGCCTATGAGATGTCTGGTAAACTTACTAAGC